CTTGAAACAAACTTCTCTTTTTTCTTGCTCACTCATATTCCTCCAGTTAGATATTTCTTGAACTGTCCTATAACAGCCCGTGCAATGCCCCTCATGGACTCTACAATGCTTCGTGCATGGTGATTTAATCATATTTTTATGTCCTTACAGTTGATGTCAGACGCCACCAAGTCGCTATGCCGGTTAAATGTTTCTTCATCGACCCACCAATCTTCAACAGCCCCATGATTATCAAAAATAACATTCTTACAAAGCATTAGATATCCTAAACTATGTAATTTATCTCTGTATATCTGACACTCTTTGGCTAGCTGACTATCATCGCTCTTTGACATATACAGGTTATGTTCAATTGTCATAAACCTAAATCTATATTTATCAAAGTCGAAATCATTAAAAACTTTACTTTGAGCAGCATCCACATCTAATGACACATAGTCTATGATATTCGGGCAATTATATTTTTCAAGTATATCATTAATATTTTCTTTAATTAAATCCGCCTGCACCAGATGGCAATCGCGAAATAGCTTACTGGAGTCAACCCAGTACTGCTCTAAGTCTATGCAAATGCCCGTCCACTGCCTCTGTTTCTCCAAAAATAGCGTATCACTATGGTATCCGGGTGGTCTCCAGTTGGTCTCGCAGTTGGTACCGGCCCCAATGTCAAGAAAATATCCACCATCCTTGTTTAGTAGATAGTTTGCCGCTTCATCTTGTCGCATCTGACTAAAAAACATTTATCACCTTTACCTGTTTGTATAAACCCCTAGCTTTTATCCTACCAAGCAAGTCCGAGGTGCGTGGGAGGATATGAGAGACTAATTAGAGAACCACCAACCAGACGCTTGCTTGGATTTGATCCTGTGGGTGAGAGCTAACAACTCACAACTAAGCAAATTCTTACTTAATTTTTTATTACTAAAACCGACCGTCTGCCAAATGTATCAGGAGCGGGTAACACCTGAGTCCAATTCCTAACAATCTTATCAAATTTTTTATCTGCTTTCGCGTCCAAGCGCCACGGACAGGACAAATTTTTTACGTGACTGCGTTATAAAAAACTATCAATTCTTAGAATCCCGGCATTTCTGCCACTATACTATAGTTAAATTATGCGCTTTAATCATATTTTTATATAAATTTATGACAAATCCCCGTAGCTGGTGTATAATAAGAGTGAAAGGTTATAAACTCGGAGAAAGAAATGAAAAAAGTAGAATCAGAACTGGTATGCAAGGCTACCGCTAGTCTAGACAGACAGGTTGCTTCGGAATTAGATCAAGAGGACAAGTCAATTAAGGATTTATTAGATGAAAAAGAAATTATTTCAGACGCAAGTGGCGGCTGTAAGCGCGGCTGTACCTGTTCAGGGGACGGTAAACTTTGAATTAATAGACAAAGAAATACCAACAGGCCCGGAAAATCTAGCTAATTCACTCAAAAACGGATCGCACTTCTTTTATTTAGCTCGTATTACCAAGGACTTTAAGTCCTTCAGGTTTTCAGAATACGGATATGCTTTAGTAAAGAAGTCGAAATCAAAAACAACAATACAAAGGTTGGATAGTCTATATTGCGTTCATGGAAATGCACCACCTGATAGAACAGGCGGTCAGCTTAGTAAAATTAAATTACAAGACGGGGAAACCCTACTTGTATCTACATTCATACCCAACGATCTGAAATCGCTATTCGTAATACCCAATAGCGCTCTCTGTTGTTCAGATAAGTACAAACCAACACCAATAGAATTACAAAATAATACCTTACTAGGTATGTATGAAGATGTCATACAATCTATAGACCAAAATGAGTTATGGTCAATATTGATTTCTAATAATAGAAATCCCGTTAAAGGTAGTATCAGGTATAACAAAAAAGACCAATGCTTCGAGGGATACAATGGAGAACGATGGCGCGCATTAATGTGGGGTGAAGAATGAAAATACCTGCCAACATGACAGAACAAGAAATACTCGACACTATGGAAATAGTTATTAATAGAATTGCTCCTAGATATACATTCTATGGTTATGACGTACATGACATAAAACAAGAATCTTATATTATATGCATGGAGGCAGTTGACAGATATGATGGTATACGCCCGTTAGAAAACTTCCTAAGTGTCAATTTATCTAACCGTCTAAAGAATTTTGTTAGAGATAATTACTTCATATCTGACGCCAACAATAGCAGGATTAAGGTTTTACAGCCAGCACAGCTTGAATACGAAGAATACCTCGTGGACGACGAAGAAGACTTTGAGCTTGAAAATTCTATTGATTTAGATCATTACGTTTCTTTCATTGATAGATTTCTACCGGCTTCTATGAGAATGGACTACCTTAAACTTATTAATAATATATACCTTCCAAAAAACAAGAAGCAAGACGTTGTAGATAAGATTATCGAGATTATTGAGGAGGCTGGATATGAAAAAGGGTAGGTTCTCCAAGCAGGAGATACAATACATAGAAAGTCATGTTCTTACGGAGTCTCCAGAGAGAATTGCTGAACAATTAGATAGAGATCCAGAAAGTGTAGAAAATTTTATCAAGAAAAAGCATGGCAAGGGCGCCTCACGAGAAGAAATTGCAGCTTTCGACCTAGAGAACAGACCCTACTGGTTAGAAGTTCAGCAGCAGTTTACAGAAGATGAACTAAAGCTATTCAAATACCATTGGGCTAGAATCATTTCGCAGTTTCGTGACGATGTTATACCAACAGAAGAACTACAAGTTGTTGATTTAATTAAACTTGAATTATTAATGAATAGGTCTTTAAAGCAGAACAAAGATAACATACAACAGATTTCAGCTCTAGAGACCCTCATACGCGACGAGAGAGCGCGCGACCCTGACCAGCAGAATGTAGACGTGGTGTTTAATATGGAGCGTCAGGTGGCCTCTCTGAAGGCTTCACAGGAATCACTCAACAAAGACTACAGAGAATTGCAAACAAAGAAAAACTCTATGCTTAAAGAAATGAAGGCGACTAGGGAACAAAGAGTCAAAAGATTAGAAGATAGCAAACAAAGTCTTACCGGATGGATAGCATACTTGATGAGTAATCCAGATATAACTCAGCAGTATGGTATTGAGATGGAAAAAATGAGACTAGCAATGCGTAAAGAAAGAGAACGACTCTCAGGATTTCATAAATATACAGACGGACAAGTTGATCAACCCTTTTTAAACTCAGATACAATCAAGGACTAAAATGAAGACAGCTATAATCTACGGCGTTACGGGACAGGACGGAAGTCATTTGGCGGATCTATTGCTAGAGAAGGGCTACATCGTTTATGGTGTATCAAGAAGAACCAGTACAGATAACACGACACGTATTTCACACCTTCATGATAACAATAGATTTAAATTACTTGAAGGAGATATTACGGACCAATCTAGCGTTTTAAATACTTTAAGTTATCACGGTCAAGTAGATGAAGTCTATAACCTTGCCGCGCAATCCCATGTTGCGGTCTCATTTAATCAACCGGGTTTAACTTGGGATATCACAGGTAAAGGCTGTTTAAATATTTTACAAAGCATCGTAGATTTAAAGATGATGAACACAAGATTTTATCAAGCAAGTAGTAGTGAGATGTTTGGTAGCAACTACGACATACAGGTTGGCATGACATCTGAAAGCAAATACCAAAACGAAGAAACTAAATTCCTACCTCAAAGTCCATATGCTATTGCTAAATGTGCCGCTCACTACATGACTAGGTTATATAGAGAGGGTTATGGTCTACATGCTAGTGCCGGTATTCTATTTAATCATGAGGGACCACGAAGAGGAGAAAAATTTGTAACGAGAAAGATTACAAAATGGATCGGAGAATTTGTAAAAAGTGGAAAAAGTGCTGACTTCCCAAAACTTAGATTAGGTAATCTTGACGCATATAGAGATTGGGGATACGCAGGAGACTATTGTGAAGCGATGTGGATGATGCTACAGCAAGACTGTCCCGATGATTATGTAATATGCACAGGACGCACATATACTATTAGAGAATTTTTAGATGTTGCATTTAAAGAGGTTGGTATTGACGATTGGTCTGACTATGTAGTTCAAGACCCAGAGTTTTATAGACCAGCAGAAGTTGACTATCTACGAGGAGATTGCAGTAAAGCTAATAACAAACTAGGATGGACACCTAAACATTCATTCGAGGACTTAGTTAAAATGATGGTACAACATGATATACAATGAAAATTTACAAAGTACATATGATTCTAACCTTAGTTATATCTAGATTAAAAAAATATGATCTAGAAGACTATAATAGCGCATCGCCCATAATCTTTGTAGAAGCGAATGATCCAGACGACGCGTGTTATAAAGCTATGCATAAACTCGCGAGTAAAATACTAAGGTCAGACCATTCTGTGGAAACTTTAGAATTTATAAAAGATATATTTTATGATGTAAGAATAATTAAAATCGAGACACCATGAGAAGAAACTATGACGACCCTGTTTATAAAGACTGGAGAGTAAAGGTATACAAAAGAGATGGCTTTAAATGCCAGATGCCGGGATGCAAACGTACAAAGAGTTTAAATGCACACCACATACAAAAATGGGCAAGCGCCTCCACATTGAGATATGACGTTGATAACGGAATAACACTATGTAGATACTGTCACCAGAAGGTAACGGGTCATGAACAACATTATCAAGGACTATTTCAAGATATCGTGAGAAGTAAAAATGGCTAAATATAAAACCGCACCCGGATATACCGTCGTAAGAGACACAAGAGAACAACAGGGTTACTTTTTCAAGAAGTTTAACACCTGTCAAGGTACCGTACAAAGAAAGCTAGACACAGGCGATTACTCTATATTAGGCATGGAGGATAAGGTTTGTATAGAAAGAAAAGCCAGTGTTTCGGAAATCGCCCTAAATCTAGGTAAAGGTAAATATGCTTTCTACAATGAGGTAGAAAGAATGAGAGACTACGAACACAAGTTTATAGTTTGTGAGTTTTCTATGGAAGATGTTATGAAGTTTCCAGAGGGCGCTAACATACCAAAAGAACTGAAGGGCAAGGTAAAGATAACAGGAAAATACATACTCAGGTGCCTAATGGAGTTCGCTGTCTTTAACGATGTCCACGTAATATTTGCTGGTAGCGAAAGAGGTGCGTTTGACTTAACAAGTAGTTTACTAAAAAGAATCAACGAGAAATATACCATAGGGCGAAAATCATGACCATGAATAGAGATGTTATATCTGAGATTCATTCATATGGAATTGATGTAAAGAATAGGGAGATATACATAAATGAATTTGACGACTCAGGAGAAAGCGCTGGTGTAGAACACCGAATGTTGCAAAACTTTTATAAAAATATAAACTTTCTAAAAAATATAAGCAAAGAACCTATAACGATCTATCTACAAACAGTAGGTGGCTGTTGGTATGCTGGTATGGGTATTTATGACGCCATCAATAACTGTAAATGTAAAACAACGATGATAGGATACTCACAGCTATGCTCTATGGGTTCTATCATAATCCAGTCCGCAAACAAGAGACTACTAACCCCTAATTCGGTATTCATGTGTCACTATGGATCTAGTGACTTGACCGGAGACTATCTTAGCGCACAAAATTATTCAATAGTAGACAAGAAAAACGCAGAAACTATGGTTTCTATATACGCCGAGAAATGCTATAGATACGGAGCTTATTTTAAAGAAAGAGAATATAACTTATCTAAGACAAAATCCTTTATAAAAAGAAAAATGAAAGACGGAGACTGGTATATGAGCGCTGAAGAAGCAGTATACTATGGATTCGTAGACGGGATATATAAATGAATAAAAAACTAAAACAAATAGATGAAGCGTGGCTGAAGCTAGATGTAGACGATAAAGATCTGTTTAACCCAATGTCAATTTTAAATAGTGCAGAAGATGACTACCATTTAAAGCTATCTTGGTTGATGACTAGACCTGAATATTTCTCTTTTCTGGTAAAGCACATATTTAATATACAAATCCTACCATCACAAGCCCTTATTCTACATGAACTATGGAATAGAAAGTTTCCAATGCTAATAGCGAGTCGTGGATTTGGTAAATCGTTTATGCTTTCTTTATATTCCATGTTGAGGGCGCTTCTGCTGCCAAACAGAAAGGTGGTGGTTGTCGGCGCTGCGTTTAGACAGTCTAAAGTTCTTTTTGAATACATGGAGACAATATGGAATAATTCACCAATACTAAGGGATATATGCGATGCCAATTCTGGCCCTAGACGAGATGTGGATCGCTGCGTTATGCGTATTAACGATAGTAGGGTTACTTGTTTACCGCTTGGTGATGGACAGAAGATTAGAGGTCAGCGTGCTAATGACATTATCTCTGACGAGTTTGCTTCTATTCCTCGCGATATCTTCGAGACTGTTGTTGCTGGTTTTGCTGCTGTGTCTTCTGACCCTATCGAGAATGTAAAACGTTTAGCGTCAGAAAAAAAGGCAAGAGAGCTTGGCGTAGAGATAAGAGGTAAAGATGAGCAAAAGCTAGAGAACAAAGACAACCAAATTATTCTAAGTGGAACCGCTTATTATGACTTTAATCATTTTGCGACATACTGGAAGAGATGGAAGTCCATCATAAAAAGCCAAGGGGACAGTATAAAACTTAGAGAAGTCTTTGGTGGAGATGACGTTCCAGAAAACTTTGACTGGACAGAGTATTCAATCATGAGAATACCCTACGAACTTCTTCCAGATGGCTTTATGGATGCTGCTCAGGTTGCTAGATCGAAAGCAACTGTTCATGCTGGTATCTACCAGATGGAGTTCGGAGCAGTTTTTACTCGTGACTCAGAGGGTTTCTTTAAGAGGTCTTTGATAGAATCTTGTGTTGTTAGTGATCAAGAGCCAATAAAAGACTCAAAAGGCGAAGACATAATCTTTGAAGCCAAACTTATTGGAGATTCCAATAAAAAATATATATTTGGGGTTGACCCCGCTTCCGAAGTTGATAATTTTAGTATAATTGTTCTTGAAATAAATCAAGATCATAGACGCATTGTTCATTGCTGGACTACTACACGTTCAGAACACAAAGAAAAGGTCAAGAAGGGCTATTCTACTGAGACTGATTTTTACTCCTATTGCGCTAGAAAAATTAGAGACTTGATGAAATTATTTCCATGTATTCACATTGCTATGGACGCTCAGGGTGGTGGTATCGCAGTTATGGAATCCCTTCACGACAAAGATAAGCTCCAGCCGGGAGAAGTCGAAATATGGCCCACCATTGACGACGATAAGCCTAAAGATACTGATGATCAACGTGGATTACACATATTAGAAATGTGCCAATTTGCAAAATATGACTGGTTAGCAGAGGCAAATCATGGGCTTAGAAAAGACCTAGAAGATAAGGTTCTTTTGTTTCCAAGGTTTGATTCTATTACTATTGGTATATCTAACGTTGAAGATGGCATGAAGGGTAGAATGTATGACACCCTAGAAGAATGTGTTATGGATATTGAAGAACTTAAAGATGAATTATCCATGATCCAAATGACCCAGACTGCTAATGGTCGCGACAGGTGGGATACACCAGAAGTGGTTGTGGCTGCTGGCAAAAAGAGCAAGATGAGAAAAGACCGATACTCATCTTTAATCATGGCTAATATGGCAGCTAGAGTTTTAGCTAGGATGCCTACACAAGAACAGTACGAGTTTTTTGGCGGTTTTGCTTCTACAATGCCAAAGGATTCAAATCAAAAGAAAACAGAAAATCTATATACTGGTCCAAATTGGTTTTCGGATAATATGAAAGATATCTACTAATCTGTGTATAATACAATACCAATGTAATTGCAATCAGATTACCCAAAAGGACCAAAATGAACAAAGATAAATCTCTCATAACTTGGAATGATTCAGACGCTTCAAGTAGAGCTACTGCATTTCAACAATTTTCAGAAGCTGGTGAAAGCTATGGCGGTGTTAGCAAGGCTAACCACTACAGAGATTTTAAGGACATTGAGCCTAACAGAAGTGTTCGTCCCGGTTTTAGAACCTCTGACTATTACGCCTTTAGACCAGAAGAAAGAGTACCCTACAGACAAAAACGCGCCATTAAGATGTGTATGGACGCATATGAAAAAGTTGGTATAATTAGAAATGTCATCGACCTAATGGGCGATTTCGGCTGTCAGGGTATCAATATTGTTCACGAGAATAGGAGCGTAGAAAAATTTTACCAGCAATGGTTCAAGAAGATAAATGGTAAAGAAAGATCTGAAAGATTCTTAAATCTTCTATATAGAGCTGGTCAAGTCCCAGTATATCGTAGTTATGCTAACATGACCCCCGAAGTAACGAAATACATCAAGTCTATGGGGCAGGATATTGTTGTAGAAGTTCCTAATTTTGAAAAGAACTTAATACCTTGGAGATATAATTTCTTTAACCCTATATCTCTTGAAATCAAAGACAGTAATATTAATTTATTTCTAGGTACTAGGAAGTTTGAGCTTTCTCCAACAAGCTTCTTAGACAACTTTAAAGACGGCGCTATACCAGCCCATCTACTTGACACGTTACCTCCAGAGGTAAAGTCTAGAATTAAAAATGGAGATAAGAAAATTGAGCTTGATCCAGAAAGACTCTCTATGTTTTACTACAAAAAGGATGATTGGTCTAACTGGGCCAACCCCTTAATTTATGCTATTCTTGACGATGTTATTATGCTAGAGAAGATGCGACTTGCTGATTTATCCGCTCTAGACGGTGCTATCTCGAATATTAGACTTTGGACTCTCGGTAATCTAGATCATAAAATATTACCTAATAAGGCTGCCATTAATAAACTAAGAGATATACTTTCTAGTAATGTTGGTGGAGGTACGATGGAGTTAGTTTGGGGTCCAGAGCTTTCTTACACTGAATCTAATAGTCAAGTATATAAATTCTTAGGATCTGAGAAATATAACTCTGTTCTCAATAGTATATATGCAGGACTGGGCGTTCCTCCAACCTTAACGGGTATAGCTGGAAACGGTGGAGGATTCACAAACAACTTCATTTCTTTGAAAACCTTGGTTGAGAGATTGCAATACGGAAGAGATCAGTTAACGTCTTTTTGGGAGAAAGAGTGTGAAATAGTCAGAAAGGCTATGGGTTTCAGAAAGTCTCCACACATTATGTACGATCAAATGAGCCTATCTGACGAAGCCTCTGAGAAAAACCTGTTAATACAACTAGCAGACAGGGACATTATCTCCCACGAAACTGTTCTGGAAAGATTTAAAGAGGTTCCATCTGTAGAAAAGATGAGATTAAAAAGAGAAGATAAAGATAGATCAAAAGAGAATTTACCAGAAAAGGCCAGTCCATATCATAATCCAAATAAGCAGTTTGAAATAGAAAAAATGGAAAAGCAGGGGCAGATCAACGAAAAGATGGCTGAGAAAAAAGAAAAACAAAAACCTGTTAATCCAAACGGTAGGCCCGCAAACAAACTAGACGAAGGACCAAGAAAACAGAGAACTGAGACGCCTAAATCTAAACCGGGAGTTGCTGAATTTATTGTCTGGGCAAACAAATCATTTGACAAAATATCAGAAATAACAAACGAGGCGTATTTATCTGTACTCGGAAAGAAAAATCTTAGAGGTTTAAATAAATCTCAAGCAAATGACCTAGAAGAGATCAAGCTTCATGTCTTATCTAATCTCAATCCAATGTCTGAAGTCACCGTGGAATCAATACAAAAGATTATAGGATCTACTAAGAAGATGCCACAGAAACTTCAAGAAAGGCTAAATTCAACTAATACAAATTTAGAAAATATGAACATTGAAAATTTTAGAAAACATGCGATCTCTTGCTACATAGAGTATTTTCTGGATAGTTAAAATCACGTTTTTTAAAAAAAATAATTTTTTTGTGTATACTAAATGTAGAGGTAATACATGAATATAAAAATATATCAAAACGAAATAAATGACGGTATTGGCGAACTCGTTAAGAGTACCGCTAGTGTTGCATATTGCTCTGAGGCTATTAAAGCTGACGCTTTTAAAGTTCCAGCAACTATTACCGACAGGGCTTTCGCTGAAAACAAAGACCAAATAGATCTCTATTATTTAGAGTCTGTGTTAGTTTCTTGTGGCTGGAATAAAAACGATGATGTATTTATGCCAGAACCAACTTGGGCAGCAAGGAACACACCTGAAGATAAACAGTTCAACTTTATGCACGATGAAAATGATATCATCGGACATATTACTGGTAGCTATGTTTTAACAAAAGACGGAAAGGCAGTATCTAATGATTCAGAAATGCCTGAAGATTTTGATATTATTACTCAAGCTGTCCTTTACAATAGCTGGACTGGCGAAGAAAATCGCGAAAGAATGGAGAAAATAATCTCTGAAATAGATGGGGGCAAGTGGTACGTTTCGATGGAATGTCTATTTGCCGGATTTGATTACGCTCTATCAAACGACGACGGCGCTAAGAAAGTTTTAGCTAGAGATGAGGAGTCATCATTTTTAACTAAACATCTTAGAGCTTACGGCGGAACAGGAGAGTATCAAGGATATAAAATAGGTAGAGCTTTGAGAAACATTTCTTTTTCTGGCAAGGGTCTAGTATCTAAACCTGCTAATCCGAGAAGTGTAATTCTTAAAAGTGTAGCATTTAATTTAGATGACAATTCTGATTTCAATATAGGAGAATTTAATATGTCAGATAACTTGCTGGAAAAGCAGCTGGAAGAAGTTCGCGCTGAACTTGCTACTGCAAAATCCGAGAATGACGCGATTAAAGCTCAAATCGAAGAAGCAAAAGATAAAGAATTTGCTTCCAAGGTAGAGTCTTTTCAAGCAGATATTGAAGCTAAAGACAATAGCATTGCAGAACTAGAAGAGAGTATAAAAAGTTCACAGGCTCGCGTTGCCGAACTCGAAGACGCTCTTACTAAGTCTCAAGAAGAACTTTCTGTCGCCATGAAAGACATGGAAGACATGAAGAAAAAAGAGAAGGGCAGAAAGAGAATGGCAGCTCTCGTAGAAGCTGGTTTTGAACAAGAAGAAGCAGAGGAAACTCTTGCCGCTTTTGATTCCGTAAATGACGAAGCTTTTGATGTTATCGTTGCAAAAATGTATGACAAAATGAAAGCAAAAAAAGACAAGAAAGAAGATGAAGCTGAAGCAGCAATGCCTCCCGAAATGAAGGAAGCAATTGAAAAAAAGAAAAAGGAAAAAGAAGCTAAAGCTGACGAAGAAGCTGAAGCTGAAGTAACTCCAGAACTTCTTGAGGATGTAGAAACTTCTGAAGCAACTCTTGTAGATGCAACTCCAGATGTTGACGAAGTAGAGTCAACTAGAGCAAGCATTTCGGACTGGCTTTCCAATAACGTACTCTCAACTAAATAATTAAAATAGGAGATTAAACTATGGCTCTTAAAGCAGATAGATATGAAGAATCAACAGATATCAGCTTCTTCTATAACGAAGGGACTGCTACTCGTGGTGGTGTTGTTGTTTTAGATGCGGCTAACAACAATCCATCTGGTGCTGCTATGGATCAAGGCGCTAACTTGGTTAAATACGCAGCAGCTGCCGTTACCGACGTTCCAGTTGGCATCCTTCTTAATGACGTTGTTAATAAGGATCTCACAAGAACTCATCTTAACCAATATAAAGATGAAGTTCAAAAGGGTGGTAAGGTCACTGTTTTGACTCGTGGATGGGTTGTTACCAGCAATGTTGATGGAACACCAGCTGCGGGCAACGTTGCTTACGCATCGAACAGTGTTGCTGGTAATATCAGCACTTCTGCCGCAGACGCAGAAGGATCAGGTAACTTGGCTATTGGTCGTTTCATGAGTCAAAAAGACGCAGACGGCTACGCTAAAGTTTATGTCAATCTTCCTAACCACGGTGCCTAATTAATTAACAAGGAGAATAAATAATGTCATATACAGAAAGACCTAGCGAAGAGTTTATTTCAGTGCTTCGCAAGTGTGGCGACTCCGATATGGAAGTCGCGCTCGCAGCGCAGAGAGAGTTTGCCAAAGCTTTGGAACTTCCTCTTCGCAAAGGTGTCTTAATCGGTAATATTCTTGGTAATATTTTTGAAACGATTAATGTAGAGCCGGGTGGAAGCACCGAATATCCTTTGGATCTTCTTGCTCCGGGACTTGAGGGTGAGCATGTTGCTTACACCAATCCGGGTCATGGTCGCGTTCCT